TGGTCGCCTATGTGGATGATAACGTCAGGCTTCTTCTCTGCTGCGTATTCTCCAGCCCACTTGAGATGAGCAGTGCTGTGTCCAGGTTTTACTTGTGTGTCGGGTATTACTAGATGCTTAGTCATTAGTTGTCTCCAGCTTCTTGCCACTGTATGCAAGATTTGTCGAACTTTATTAAAGGCTCTATGTCATCTGGGTTTGGAGTTCTTCCTTTTGGTGTTCCTCCTGTTTGGATAACAGAGAATGTCGCTGCTTTGTTAGAGCCAGTATGTAGAACAATGTATCCCCATTTTCCTTGCTCTCTAAAAACAAAATAGCTGGGAAGTCCTGTCATCTCGCTCAGGTTTATAAGCTCCGCATACTTAGGAACATTTAAGGCACAAAAAGCAGTCTTACCGTCCCCATACCATTTACATTCTGCCCAGCCTACCATAGACCCTTTGTTGTCACCTTCAAACTTAGGCTTATAAAACCAACCATCTAGTCTATACTTTATAAGGTTAGGGTTTTGCCAGTAATGACAACCTAGATGCTCAGACATTATACGCAAAAGTTTTTCTTCGCGTACTTTGTCCTGTGCTGTTTCTCTCATCTGAGTCATTTCTTTCGCCTCTTACGCTCTGCGTTAGTCTTTGCAGTGTGGCACTTGTGACACAGTACTTGATACCCTTCAGCTTCTATGAACATTCTGTCTATGTAGGTGTTCCAATCAATAAAGCCTACTGCTGGGTCTACTACTGGGTCTATGTGATCTACTGCTGCGTTGTTGCGTCTGCGTTTCTTTCCTTCTAGCGGTGGTAGAGTAGCTGGAGAGCCTTTGCCACACTTGGCACACTTGTATATCCCTCTAGCTACCCTAGCCGCTGACTTGACATCGTGCTTTACACCCCATTTAGCGTGAGCTTGTCTGAGTGCAGAGACGATAAAGGAACGGAAACGCGCTTCTGTCCATCTTCCGTTATTCCTTGGTTTCATTGAAACTCCATATCTCACCTTCGTACCTGCGTAGCCAGAGCATCCTACCATTCTCTATCACTCTGTCTTCGTCTCCCTCGTACATTTCTACGCACTTGTCGTAGAGTTCCTGCTCAGTAACACAGTCCTTCAGAATCTTCTCTGACTTCTTCTCGCCAATACCTTTGATGCCTATGATGTTGTCAATCCTGTCACCCATCAGTATCTGGCGGTAGAAAAAGCGTAAGCCGTCCTCTGGCTTAACATAATACTTGCGTTGTTTAACAAAGTTATAATGCCAACCTGGAATCTGGTCAAAGTCCTTGTCTAAAGAGACCATGATGGCTTTATCACCGTGTGTGGTTCCTGCTATAGCTATGGCATCGTCTGCCTCTTCTCCTTCAGTAACTACAGCAGCCCACTTGTCGATAAGGTGTTGACGCAGTGCTTGGATGTGTACTGGCTTTTCCTTATCCTTGCGGTTTCCTTTGTACTCAGCAGTGACGGCATATTCCTTGCGGAAGTTTCCTTTGCCAGTGAGATACAGAACATAGTAGTCTGTTTCCTCGTCTACGTTGAGCTGCAACAGAATGTCGGAGATAAAGCCATCGACGGTACTGATGGCTGTCTTCTCTGATTCCTCGTTACATGACCAACCTATGCGATAGACTAGAATGTCTGCATCAATTAAAATCATAACGCTTCGCCCAAGTCCACATCAGTAGTCTCAGCGTTGCCGCCATAGGGGATTAGGTCAGTGACCACTAGCTTCAGCAGCGTAGGGCTACGTCCTGCCTGACCTGCTGGAGATTTCCAGTCATAGTAGCTGACTACTGCCTTGGCTTTAGAGCCGTTGCCTACTAGGATGCCTTTGATCTCGTCACCGTCAGTGTCATAGATGCGGATAGGGTGGCTAGACTTTGCAGTGATAAAGTCGCCCTGTCCAGGTTTGTTACGTACATTAAGACCCATCATCTCCAGCGCCTCTGCTGCTGCTTTGGATAGGTTAGCTAGGTCTACTTGATACTTACCTGACATACGGTTTACTTCAGTCAGGCTCGACCACATCATGTCTGCTGCTATTGTTACTGGTTTTGCTTCGTTCATGTTGATTACCTCTTTGGTTGTTTTAGATCACAACTGATCTACATATATTATACCACGAATGGTACGGATTTGTCAATGCGTCTCTGCCCAGTTGTTTCCTACATTGTATTCAGCATCAAGAGGGCAGCGCAGGTCTAACACTTCTCCTGCATTCCTGATGGCTCGTACTGCTGCTTTGCCTACTACATCAGCAAAATTCTCTGGTACTTCTATCTGAAATTCGTCATGCACATTAGCCACTAGTTTGTGCGGAATGTCGTATTTTTGTAAAGATTCTGACAGCAACACCAGAGCCTGTTTCATCACAACAGCACCAGCACCTTGCAATAGTGTGTTAAGTGCAGCGTGTTCGCTCCTGACTCGTAAGCGCCTGCCATCCAAACCTGGAAGTGTGCCGCCTGCTGAGTGTGTTGATACCCTCTCTCGTAACTTAGCCAGTGCTGGTGTGTTTCTAAGGAACGAGTCTATAAGCTGCTGACCTTCTCTGTAGCCACCGCCTACTATCTGTCCTATCTTGGCTGCACCAGCGCCATACAAGAAAGCGTAGATGAATGTCTTGGCTTGGTTACGATCTGTAAGCCCTGCTGCTTTCATGTTAGCTGTGTGGATGTCACCGCTTAGTATCTCGTTGGTGTATCTCTCGTCACGCATATAGTGTGCAAGCATACGTAGTTCTAAGCCACTGGCATCACAGCCTATTAGTTTATACCCTTCAGGCACACACCAGAATGATCTACACTCTTTGCCATACGGTGCAGACACCGATGGTACTTGTGCCATGTTAGGGCTGTGGTGCGTCATACGGCCTGTTACAGCACCGTTGGTGATAACTCTGCCGTGTACCCTGCCATCTTTCTCGTGGGTTAGCCAAGAGTCAATCTGTGCTGCTCGCTTCTGCAACATCAGGTACTCGTAGATCATCTTAGCCTCTGGTATGTCAATGCCTTCTAACACCTTCTCGTTGACGATGATAGCGCCCTTCTCAGTCTGTAGCTTAAACTTAACGCCTACACCTTCCAGTCTCTCTGCAATCTGCTTACGAGAGCCTACGTTAAACTCTGTCACCTTGTCCTTCAGTCGCTTCCCTGTCTTCTCGCTCCAGCGTTCCTCCACTATTGGTGGAAACACTTTCTGTAGCTGCTCCGTTATCTGTCGCATCTTGTGCGTTATGTCCTGCCACAGTAAAGTTGCTTGTTCTACGTCTAGCTTGAAGCCGTTGCGCTCCTGTTGAGCCGTAATGATAGCGACCTTCTCTTCTAAATCTACGCATTGTTGTGAAAACCCCTCACGCTTCAGTGTGTCAGTTAAGTGCTTGTACAGTCTGGTAGTCAGTGTAACATCTTGCCTGCAATACTCCACCATCTCGTCAGACAGTCCACCATCGTAGTCATCGAAGTCTATCTTGTGATCGCCAAAGCGTTTGCCCCAAGAGTCTAGGCTGTGTCCGCCTTCCAGTGATGGGTTGTATAGACGCGACATCACCAATGTGTCACGCTGCTTTGATGTTGGTATGTGCAGGTTCCATTGCTTCAGAAGCACTGGTGCATCAAAGCCTACAAGGTTGTGGCCTATAACGCCTGATGCTCGACTAATCAGAGGCGCTAAAGTCACAGCACTATAATGCTCTAACATCTCTCCAGTCTCTACGTCCTGCGTCACCACTATCCAGATATTGTCGTGGCTGGTGTTTGTTTCTATATCCAGCGTAATCAACATAGTATTGCCTCGTTGCGTTGTCTGTGTTGCTGTGTCTGTCATACGGGTTAGTATAGGCTATCTGTGCCTTACTCTCTTGCTGTTCAGCTATCCAACTGCCAATCTTGCTCATATTCTTGACTCTCCATTACTGTGTCTGCTTCTGACCTCAAATCTTCGCGGTCAATGGTGTCTATATCGTCAGTGTAAAAGTAGCAATCATTGCACATATCTAAGTATTCTCCGCTGATTGCAGATTTCCTGGTGGACTCAAAGTCCGATAAAGCCTTGTTACACGCTGCACATCTCATTACAGTCCCTCTTCTCTAATTTCTGTCATTCTACCTGTAGTTTGGTCGAATAGCAAGCCACCTGCCTTACCTGTAGTGCCACAAAAGCGGTTCTTCAGTACCCTGACATGGGTGGTGTTTCTCTCTGTAGGATCGTCAGCCTGTCCGTTCCTCTCCAGTCCTATCACCATATCTGATAGTTGTGCAATGGATGCAGAGCCTCTAAGTTGAGATAGACTGCTAACAGCACCTTCTTCGTGTCCTTTGCCGTCTGGTCGCTTTAGGTGGCTAACCATAAACAATGTTATGCCTGTCTCTTGCACTAACATTCTCAGCTTGGTGCAGATTTCATCTAGCGCCTTTCGCTCGTCACCGTTGCTCTGCGCTGACACAACAATACTAACGTGGTCTAGGAACAGAAACTTTGTGTCTAGCGCCTTAGCCATGTAGCGACAACGTGCAATGATGTTGTCAACACTGGTGCTGCCGAAGTGGTCAAACAGAAACAGTCTGTTAGTGCCCATTGTGTCTGTAAAAGCCTCCCAGCGTTCTTCCTCTGTACTCTCTACGTCTGGTAGATGCAATGGCTTGTTAGCCGCCAGCGACATCAAAGACAGCGCAGTCTTACGTGCGTTCTCCTCTAGGAACAATAAACCTATGTTATCCTCAGAATGCTTGAGTATATGCCACACAATCTCTCTGACAAACTGTGACTTGCCTAGCCCAGAACCAGCGGTGATAGTGACCAGCTCAGCCTCTCTGATGCCGTAGGTTAGCTTGTTTAAACTCTCCCACGGATACATCACAGCGGACTTCTCTACTGGCTTNTTAACCTCCTCCCAGAGACTAGCACCGTTGATAATGCCGTCTGGTACAAACTTCTCTGCTGCCCAGAATGCTGCTGTAAACTCTCTGATATCGTTGGCCTTCAGGTAGTCGCAGGCATCCTTGTGTCCGTTGGTGTGCTTCACAATGGCGCTCTTACCGCCAAACAGTTCTGCAACCTCTCGCGCTGCCTTTGTTCCTGCCTCGTCTGCATCAAAGCATATAACTATCGCCTCAAAGCTATCCAGATACTCGTATGCCGCCTTGCAGTCTTTCAGCGCACCGCCAGCACCATTCCTGACACTGACGCATGGATACTTGCTGCCTTGCATCTGGTATGCAGCTGCTGCGTCAAACTCTCCCTCACAGATGGTGATGTACTTTCCACCGCCATTGAATAGCTGCTGACCGAATAGACCAGTACCTGCCCAGTTACCGACATTGTAAAAGTTTTTGTCGGGCAGTCTGATCTTGGCTGCAATGGGTACATTAGCATCTGACGGATCATGGTAGGCAAAATAGGTTCTGTCTGCCTGATCCAATATGCCATAGGTTTTGGCTGTCGCTGTTGTTAAACCTCTATCAACAATGGCTTGGTAGTTGCCTGTCGTTAGCGTTCTCTCTACAGCACTGAAGTCTGGTTTGGCCTTTGGCTCTGTCGATACTGGCACAGAGATATTCCAAGTCTCCTCACTGACTTGGCTGCTGGGCGTGTATTTATGACAACTGTGACAGAATGTACTGCCGTTGTCGTTGATCTGAAGCGCATCACTGCTGCCACAGTCTGGACA